GAATTACAAGTAAATCTTCAACTTTGTAAAAAAGATTTCGTAAACGATTGGGAAAGTCAGTCAATGGGATTTGGTTTAGGTCAATCTTTACCACCTAAGTTTTCTGATTTTTTAATTGCTCACGTTGCTGCTGAAGTTGCACAATCTACTGAATTAAATATTTGGCAAGGTGATACTGCTGCTGCTTCTAACAATTCTTTTGATGGGTTTGAAAAACTTATTGCTGCATCTGCTGCTGCTGGGGATATTCCTGCTGGTCAACAAGTTGCTGCTGTAGGTGGTGGTGTAAGTGCTGCAAATGTAGTTGCTGAATTACAAAAAGTAGTTTCTGCTATACCAAACACATTATACGGAAAAGAAGATTTATATGTTTACGTTCCAAGTTCAATAGCTAAATTTTATGTACAAGCACTTGGTGGTTTTTCAGTAGCTGCTACATCAAACGCTGGTATTGACAACAAAGGAACACAATGGTTTAATAACGGAAATCTTACAGTAGATGGAGTTAAAATATTTGTTTGTCCTGGAATGTCTGACAACAAAATGTATGCTGCTCAAGTTAGCAATTTATATTTTGGAACTGGGCTATTAAACAACAACCAAGAAGTTAAAGTTCTTGATATGGTTGACTTAGATGGATCTAACAATGTAAGAATGGTTATGCGATTTACTTCTGGTGTGCAATTCGGTATTGCATCTGATTTAGTAGAATACGCTTAATATTAACTAAAATTTGGGTAAGTGGGATAAAACTTACTTACCCATATTTATAAAAAATAAAAAATAATTATGGCGTGTTTACTTACAACAGGAAGAAAATTACCTTGTAAATCAGCATTTGGCGGAATAAAAACAATTTATTTTGCTGACTTTGGTGGTTTAACAGCAGTTACAATTGATGCTACATCTAAACAAGTAACTGGATTTACAGGATCAGTTACAGGTTGGACAAAGTGGGATGTTAAAGGATCTTCATCTTTAGAAACAACTGTTACAAGTTCCAGAGAAAATGGAACAACTTTTTATACACAAACTTTAAATGCAACTTTTACATTTTTAGATGCAAAAACACAAGCAGAACTTCAACTTATAGCTGTTGCAAGACCTTATGTTGCTGTTACTGATTACTATGGTAATACTTTTTTATGTGGATTTGAAAATGGTGTTGAACTAACTGGCGGAACTGTCGTTACTGGTGCAGCTGCTGGTGATTTATCTGGATTTACAATTACTATGGAAGGAATGGAAGAAACAGCACCTTATTTCTTGTCAAGTGATGCTTTACTAACACCAATAGATAATGACCAAATTGCACCAACTGGTTAAAGATTAAGTTTTAATAAAAAATTAAGCATCCTTTTGGGGTGCTTTTTTTTTTGCTTTTTTACTTAGTACAAAATATCATTTATATTACGTTATATAAGTAATGATTGTTTTTAGTACTTCTGCCTTAGCACAAGCTTTTAAAGTAATTCCACGCAAATACGAAGCGGAATTTACTATGTCAATAACAGATGATAGTACAAACATCACAGTATTTTATGATATAACAACAGGAACAACGATTGGTAATTTTTTAACTTTTAATCAAGCATTTAATCCTGTTTTAGTTGAAGGCCATTTTTACGATTTACGTTTTTTTACTGATTTTAATTTTTGGAATACAAATTATCAGCTTTGGGAAAATGATAATAGTTTGTGGAATGTAAACAGAACAACAGATGTAACATTGTTTAGGGATCGAATATTTTGTACAGATCAAACAATAAATCAAGCAGAAGATCAATACTATGATTTAAATTTGGATATTTACAAAACATTTAATGCAACCGATCAAAATCAATACAAAGTATTTTAAATATGAGAAAAAATATAAAAAGGGATAATAAAGGCAGGTTTTCAAAAAAACAATCACAATATAGTTTTGTAAACTTAGCAAGTTACACATCACCAGAAGTTATTGAAGTAAAAAATCAAGAATGGGTAAAATACGGAGCTGATAACAATTACTTTCAGTTTCTTATTGACCGATACAACGGATCCCCAACAAACCACGCTTGTATAAACGGAATTAGTCAACAAATATTTGGTAAAGGATTAGGTGCAACAGATGCTTCACGAAAGCCAAACGAATATGCACAAATGGTTTCTTTACTATCTAAAGATATGGTAAGAAAAATTTGTTATGATTTTAAACTAATGGGACAAGCTGCAATTCAAATTGTATATTCCAAAAATAGATCTAAGATTGAACAATGTATTCATTTTCCTATTGAAACATTAAGGGCGGAAAAAGCCAATGAAGATGGTGATATTACTGGTTATTATTACTGGAACGATTGGCCAAATATAAAACCATCTGATAAACCACTTAGAATACCAGCATTTGGTACTTCTAAAGAAAATATTGAAATATATTACATCAAACCTTATAAAGCTGGGTTTTACTACTATTCACCAGTATCTTATCAAGGCGGAATACAATATTGCGAACTTGAAGAAGAAATTAGCAATTATCATCTTAATAATATTATGCAAGGTTTAGCACCTGGAATGTTTATTTCGTTTAATAATGGCGTTCCGAATCAAGAAGAACGAGAATTAATCGAAGCAAGAATAGCACAAAAGTTTGCTGGAAGTTCTAATGCAGGAAAATTTATACTTGCATTTAACGACAACAAAGAACAAGAATCAACAATAACACCAATTCAATTAAGTGATGCACACCAACAATATGAATTTTTAAGTTCTGAATCACAAAACAAAATTCTTGTAAGTCATAATATAGTATCACCAATGTTATTGGGTATAAAAGATGCTTCTGGTTTTTCTTCTAATGCAGATGAAATTGAAACAGCTTCTTTGTTAATGGACAATACAGTTATAAGACCTTTTCAAGAACTTTTAATAGATGCCTTTGACCAAATACTTGCTTACAATGATATTGCCTTAAACCTATACTTTATTACGTTACAACCATTAGAATTTACTAAAGTAGATCCATCATTACAAAATAAAGAAGATATTGAAGAAGAAACTGGATATTCATTCAGTAAACAAGATTTAAAAACTATTGATGGCAAAATTGCCTATGAAACAATAGAAGAAGCAGAAAAAGAAGCTAAAGAAATGGGTTGTTCTGGACATCACCAGCACGAAGTTGAAGGTGTTACATATTATATGCCTTGTGAAAACCACACAGAACTTAAAGCACCTTGTTGGGATGGTTACGAGCAAATAGGTACTAAAATGAAAAATGGTAAAAAAGTTCCTAATTGTGTTCCTTTATCTGAAATTGAATTAAATAAAGAAAATGAATTACAAGAATTAACAAGTAAAATTAGTGAATTTGGACAAGATGAAGAAGATCTTTTGGAAAATTATGAATTAATTGATGTATCGGAAGTTGATTATGAAAATGATGATTCTTATGATTTAAAAATACAAGAACTAAACACACCAGAACCATCAACTTTAAGTAAAATAATAAACTTAGTAAGAACTGGTAAAGCATACCCAAAAAGGGGATCAGAACAAGATGGCGTAACTAAACAAACTGGTTTACAAAGATTTTTAGTAAGGTATCAATATGCACCATTAAAATTTGATAGTGATGGAAGAAAGTTTTGTAAAGCAATGGTCAGAGCAAAAAAGATATATCGTAAAGAAGATATAATTAAAATGGGCAAACAAGCTGTAAATCCAGGATTTGGAGTTAAAGGTGCAGCAACTTATTCAATATGGCTTTACAAAGGTGGTGCAAGATGCCAACACAAATGGTTTAGAAAAACATATATGTTGACTTTAGATGGTGATAAATCTTTAGTAACAACTGGTAAAGCAAAATCATTTGGATTTAAATTTCCAGTAAATAATAAACTTGTTCCAGTAGCACCAAAAAATATGAAATATGAAGGTTATACAAAAGCTTATTGGGATAAAATGGGATTTGGTAAAAAGAAAAAAAAATAAATTATGGCAGAACCACTTTTTATAAACAGAACTGATTTAGTAAGAAATTCAATTATTGATGGAAATGTTGATACTAATAAATTTATCTATTTTATTAAGTTGGCACAAACTATTCACATACAAAACTATTTAGGAACAGAATTGTATGAAGAATTTGAGGGAATGATTACAGCAGGAACTTTAACACAAATTGCTAATCCTAATCATTATAGTTTAATGATAAATTATATCCAACCAATGTTAATATGGTATGCACAAGTTGATTATATTCCGTTTGCTGCCTATCAAATAAAAAATGGTGGTGTATATAAACACACATCAGAAAACAGCACAAGTGCTACAAAAGAAGAATTGGATTATTTAGTTGCTAAAGCAAGGGAATACGCAGATTATTATGCAAGAAGATTTATAGATTATATGAATTTTAATCAAAACCTTTTTCCAAAATATTATTCTAATAGCAATGATGATATTGATCCATCACAAGATGCAGTTTTTAATGGTTGGGTTTTATGAGATATAAACCAAAACAAAAATATGTTGAAAAATTAAAAATGTTTTTAAAAAAACAGAAAAATAAAAAATAACTATGGCTACTTTATTTAACACACAAATATCTGCTACTTATCCAGGACTTATAAAAACAACTGATAATTCAGCAATAACAGCAACACTAAAACAATTAACAGATGGATCTGGAAACAATACAGGTTTATTTTTAAATAATGCAGGTGATTTTAAAGTAACCGCAATTTTAGAATGGGGATCTTTAAAAGATACAGGAACAGGCGTTACTATAACGCAATGGGTAACTGCTGCTAACGGAATAGCAAACTTTAATAACGACACTACAGTTCCAACGAGTGCCGCTGTTAAAACGTATGTAGATGCAGTTGTAACAGCTTCTGACCTTGACTTCTTAGGTGATTCAAATACTGGAACACCAGCTGTAGATTTAGATTCACAAAACTTTAGTGTTTTAGGAACTACTAACGAAATCGTAACAAGTGGTGCAAATCAAACTTTAACTATTGGACTTCCAAATAGTGTAACAATAAGTGGAACTTATACTGGTGCAACCTTTGCAGGTGACCTTAGCGGAACTATAAATACAGCAACTACTGCAACTACACAATCAGCAGGTGATAATTCAACTAAGGTAGCAACAACAGCTTACGTTGATTCTTTAGATGCTGCAAGTGATTTAGATTTTAGTGGTGATAGTGGAACTGGTGATGTTACTTTAAATACACAAGTTTTAGCAATAACAGGAACAACAAACCAAATAGTAACTGCTGCTTCTGGACAAGGTTTAGGTTTAAGTTTACCATCTACTGTTCACAGAAATTTACAGGGTAATGTAACTGGTAATGTTACAGGTGATTTAACTGGAAATGTTACTGCAACATCTGTTTTAGCTAATGGTGTTACAGCAACAACACAAACATCAAGCGATAGTTCCACAAAAGTAGCGACAACTGCTTATGTAAAAGGTTTAAACAATGCAAGTGATTTAGATTTTACTACTGATTCTGGAAGCGGTGCAGTAGTTTTAAACACAGAAACACTTAGTGTTCTTGGAACTACAAACCAAATTAATTCAGCAGGTAGTGGTCAAGCAATAACTTTAAGTTTACCTGCAACAGTACATAGAAACATACAAGGTAATGTAACTGGTGATTTAACAGGAAATGCAGATACAGCTACAGCTTGGGAAACAGCAAGAAATTTAAGTGTTACAGGTGAAGCAACTGGAACTTTATCAAATGTTAACGGAACACAAGCAGTTAGTGGTGCTGTAACTTTAGATAATAATTCTGTAACAGGAAAAGTATTAACTGGATTACCAACACCAGCTGCACTTACTGTGTTTCCTACTGATTCAATATTGGAAGGTATTGGTAAACTTCAATCACAAATAAATGGTATTGCAAATGGTTTACAATTTCAAGGATCTTGGGATGCAGATCAAAATTCACCAAATTTGCCTTCTGGTGGTGGTGAAGCAGATTCTGGAACAACCACAGCTACTTTAGCAAATAAACTTGTTGACACAACAGCAGGGCAAAACTTCTTATCAACTGTTACTGTTGGTGATAAAGTAATAAATCAAGTTGACAGACAAACAGCATTAGTTACTAACGTAGATAGTAATACTGTGCTTTCAATAGATGCTGATATAATGTTAAGTGGTGAAGCATACACAATAGACAATAGTCCATTTATAACACAAGGTCATTACTACGTTGTAAATGTTGGGGGTAATCATAATTTAAATGGAATTAATACTTGGTCTGTTGGTGATTGGGTAATTGCAGGTGCTACAAATGTTTGGGAAAAATTAGACCATACAGATGTTGAAGGTGTTGGAACACCAGGAAACATTGCCAAATGGTCTGCAACTGGTACAATAGCTGATTCTATTATAGCAGAAAGTGGCGCAGCCATTACAGTTACAGGAAGTTTAAGTACAACAACAAATTTAAACTCTGGAAGTAATTTTGCAGTTAATACAGATAAATTCACAGCTAATGCTACAACAGGTAATGTTGCTTTTTCTGGCGATTTAGCAATCAATACAAATAAGTTTACAGTTAATGCTACAAGTGGAAATACAGTAGTTGCAGGAAGTATAACAGGTACTACTTCAAATTTTGTTAGTACTGTAGCAGGAACAACAGTAGTTAGTTCAGAGGGTTCTTATGCAGGTAGTGGGTCAGTAAAATTGTTTGAAGCAAAACGAAATGGTGGTGCAGTAGCAGGAAATTGGAGTTATGATGATGCTACAACCTCAATGTCTATTGGTACAAGTACCTCACATTCATTTGCTATTAAAACTGCTGATACACCAAGATTAACCATAGACAATACAGGAAACGCAACTTTTGCAGGAAGTATAACAGCAACCAAATCAGGAACAGCAGGAATTTTTAATTCTGGTACAACAAATGTAGTTGCAAGTTTTACAAGTACAGATGGAACAGGCGTAATACAATTAGCTGATAGTGGTGGAAATGTTGAAATAGGAGCAGCAGGTAATAATTTTGTAGTACAACCTGCAGGTAGTGTTGCACAATTAACAGTAGGAACTTCATCTTCAACTTTTGCAGGACAAGTTAATGTTGCTGACACACTTAAAATTGGTGGAGCAACAAGTGGCACAAAAACCTTAATATTTGAATCCACCACAAATGCACAAAATTATAATATAGATTTTTATAGCAATTCAAATGCTGTTCAAGGTAGAATTAATTATGCAGAAGGTCCAGGAAGTATAAACCTTTTACCTAACTCAGGTGCTACAGCTGCTTTATCTTTAGCTTATGGTGGCGATGCAACTTTTGCAGGAGCAGCAAGTGGTGACAATACAATTTTTATTGCAGGTAGTAGGGGGGCAGCAGATAATTTACCAGCAGGAAATATAACTTTTAGAAATGTATCAAATGGAGTAGGTGATGTAGATTTAACAAAAATACAATCTTCAACTGGCACAGGTTCTAATCAAACACAAAAAGGTCAATTAACTTTTTCTACAAACAATGGAACTTCTTTAACAGAAGCTATGCGTATAGATAGTACTGGAAACGTAGGAATAGGTGTTTCGCCAGAATCTACAAGTAGATTACATATAAAAGATATTTCTCAAAGTTGTAAAATAACTATTGAAACAGGAGATGATTATGATGCTTTTA